ATGAATAATAGAAGAATGGAACCTTTGTTCTGGACCCACCAATCCAAAAAATCAAAAGATTTAGTAACAATATATTTCCGCATCACAATGGACAAAACCCGCGTTGAGCTCGGCTCGACCGGAATCCAAATAAACCGTAAACACTGGAATCAGGAGGGGCAGCTCATTACCGCCCGGACCGGCGAGGCTCAACAGCAAAACCAAACGCTCGGGATGCTGAAAACAAAGGTTTGGGCCGTTTACAACGACTTAATCCGTACAAACGAACCGTTTACCGTTAACAATATTAAGAAACTCTTTAAGCAGGAGGGGAAAGGCTACTCGTTTGTAAGTTTATTTGAGGTGTACCTTAAGCAGATCGCCAAAGACCCCGAAATCAGTCGCGGGACCTGTCAGACCTACGAGGTCGTCAAGAATGGAGTCGCCGGGTGGCTTAAGGAGGAAAAGAAACTCCCGGACCTATCAGGTGAGGGGTTTGGCGTCGCCATGATGGAGGGGTATCGAACGTGGCTCCGGCTTGATCTTAAGCGAAAACCGGCAACGATCAGAAAGCATACCCAAATAGTAAAGCAGTTGCTTACATGGGCCGCTCTTAACGACTACACGACGCGCAATCCGTTACAAGGCTACCGAATACTAAAGGTTAAGCCCAACGAGCCGGTTTACCTGACTGTTGAGGAATGTCTCGAGCTCTTAACGTATGACTTTGGTCCGAGCGACAAAGTGCTCGGCGAGGTCCGGGATTATTTCCTTATGTGCTGTTTCTCCGGGCTCGCGTTCGCCGATATAAAGTCGCTCCGGTCGGAACATCTGTTTTACCGGTCCTACCGCCCCTCCGAGCAAGCCGAGCCGCTCGGTATGATGTGGCTCGAGAAAGGCCGCGTTAAGACCGATGTTAAGGCCCGGCAACCCTTGCACCCAATCGTAAAATATATCCTCGATACTCGGTACGGCGGCAAACCGGAAAACATTCACGTTCGGCCCAATCAGAAAACGAACCTTTACCTTAAGGTTATCGCGCTCCGTCTGGAATGGAAAAAGGTTATCACTACCCACGTCGGCCGAAAGACGTTCGCCAACCTGTGTCTAAATGGCGGATTGTACTCGGAGCGATTCGCTGAGGTTTGCCCGGCTGTCCTGAGTTTTAAAAACCGGAGTTTCTCGACCGAATCCACGCTCGCCATGATGGGCCGAACATCGGCGAAAGGGTTCGAGGCTTACGCAACGGTTGACGAGCGTAGAATTATGCTCGAACTCCAACCCGTTACGACGGCGACGGTATAAAAGGAAAGCCCGGGAGACCGGGCTTTCTGCTTAAGCGGTTGGTTTGCGTCGCCGTTTTGGCTTGAGCAACTCTCCGAGAATCTCTCCGGCCTTTGCTACCTGCGAGCCGATTCGGAGCTCGTGAATCTCCTCCCGGGTCCACGTCGGCCGTTCGGCTATTTGCTCGAAAAAGTAGTCTACGGCGGCTTTGTAGCTATCGGCCGAGTTGCGAATCTCGGAGCTCTCGAGGTCGATATTCTCGAGCTCGGTTATAATGTCGCTTAAGGAAAGAGGCATATTAAAGGAGTAATTTTAAAGTTAAGCACAAACAAGCCGCGAATATTGGCAAAAAGTACTTTCGAGTAATTTGCGACCCGAACTAAAATTGTAACTAGCTACTAATCAAAACAATAGTAGAATAAAAGGGCATTTCAAAAAAGTTGCACCCTTTTTTTTGGGGAAATCGGCCTAAAATTCGGAAAATCAGCCGGTTGCGAAAAAGAAAATCAAAAAAACGGCCGTTTTTCTCTCTCTCGACCCCGCCCTTTAGCATTTTTGGAAAGTCGATTTTTGGAAATTTCCGAAAATATGAAAGGCCGACCGAGCTCGCGCTCGACCGGCCTCGGGTGGTTGGTGGTCTGGTTTCACTTTCCAAAATGGAAAGCGGCCCGGAGATCAGGAGCCCGGCTCGCTACAAAAACGATACGTCGAAATCTGCGTAGTTTGCCTGAGTCGCCCCGCCTTTGAGCTTCCAAATAATGTAGTAGTCTACCGTGTCGGAGAGGTGAGTCGCTCGCTCCTGTTCAATGCTCGAGCTCTCGCTCCCCTTGTCCTTACTGTAGTCGGGCTTAAGCGGGCTGTTCTCGATACTAAGTATCGTCGCCTTACACTTGATGCCGTCGAATCGTACCTTGAGCTTGGTCTCGTCTAGCTCGCTTAGTACGTCGGAGATCAAGACGAACTTATCCTTGTGCGGTGGGTTGTAGTTCAATGGGCTGACCGTGACAACCCAACCGGCCGACCGTAGTATCCCGGCGAACTGGTCGAACATACTCTCGGTCGAACCGGCGCTCTTGTTCTTCCCGTTACGGTCGCCGGTAAGCGTGACCGTTTTTTTACGGTGCGTAAAATACTCGGTAACGAACCGGCTCGCCAACGTCTGCGCCATTGTAAGCCCCTCCTCGGTCTCCTTAACGTATAGGTTATCGACCTGCCGAGCGAGGAGCTCCTCCGACTGCCATACGGTGCAACTTGTAAAGTGAGCGTTGAAGTCGATAGAAAGCTCGAGGTTCTCGTTATCGTCGTAGAACGGCTCGCCATTATAGACCGTCTCCTCGAGCTCCTCCGTATCGGTCTCGTCTTTTACGACGTGCACGTTATAGCGAAAGCTCGGATAAAATCCGTTCGGTAATCGGGAGATAGCCTCGCCCTCAACCTCGACTTTAAATTCCAGCCGGGAGAGCTGTTTTTTCAGCCTCGGAATATAATCGAGCGGTAGAAAGGCTTGGTTGTCTTTGGTCTTTACTTTGGTGTAGAAGTAATTGCCGGGCTCTTTTTTGGCTTGCTCCTCAATGTCGTGCAACCAAGCCGCGTCGGGTGTCCACGGTGGCGACGAAAAAACGGCAAACGTATGATGGAGGGTAGAGCTAAATTTTCCGACGTTGGCGCGTAATGTGGGTAAAACCACTTTTAGCCACGCCTTTTTAAAATTTAGGCCCTCATCAACGACGTAAAAATCAAAGTTCGAGCCTCGGTTTTCGTCGGCCGAGAGCTTGAAACTTTCCATCTCGATAACGAGACCGTTCGGGAACGAGATACAGTTCTCCCAGTTATCCGGCGACTGGTAAGGCCGGTCGAAATGAGCCGGAGGCTCGCGCCAAAGTACGTAACAACCCTCGCCGGTTCGGAAATCGTACTCTTTGATACCCCAACGCTCCCACGCCGATTTTAGCCCGGCCGTGAGTTTCGACTTTGCTTTCTTAACGGTCTTAACGCCCCAACCGCCCCGGGCTCGCGGCATCTCCTCGACGCAATACATCAGGTAATCACCGAGACAAACCGATTTCCCGGAGCCCCGGCCGCCAATCATTGCGACCATCTCGTAATGGTGGCTAGTGACGGCCGCGAGAAATTCGGCTTGCTTCTCGTTAACCTCGAGCTCGAGTTCGAGCTCCTCCTCGAGGGCGTTATTTTTCGAGCTCATAGGTTACGGTTTCAACCTCGTTTTTCTCGGCCGGAGCCGGAGCTCCAATCATTACCGACTTGGTTTTGATGGTAATTTTCGTCGGCCGTTTGTAGGCGTCGGCGTTGTTGGTTTTCTCCTCCGAGTAAGCGCCGTCGATTTTTGCGGCCTCCTTAAGCAGGAGCGCGGCCGCTCGGAAATCCTCGGCCTCCATTGCCTTTTTATAGGCATCCTTAAACATCTCGGCATATAAGTATTTTATGCCGTCCTTACTGCGGGTCTGTCTGACCTCGCCGAAAACCGCGTAAGCGAGGGCGAGAATCTCTCGGGCGCGTCGGTCCTGTATGTGCTGCGAGCGTTTGAGCGTCGTTAAGACCTGCGAATCCGAGTAGCCCTCCCGGAGTTGGTTTCGGGCAAACTCGATACGGTCGTAAACGTCGAGTTGGGTTTGGGTGAGCTCGAACGTCTCGTCTATCAGGTACTTTTGATAGATCGAGAGCTCCTCTTGTACCTTAGCGAGGTACTGATTATGCTGTCTCATGTTTTAGGCGAATTAGCTCGGTTTCGTAGTCGTTTTTGATTGCCTCGAGCCGGGCGAGATCGGTCTCCCAGCTTGCCCGGTTTTTGTGCTCCGGGCTCTCCTCGATTTTCTTCTTTGTCTTGGAAATGTTGACGCGGGTTTTTTGGAGCTCGGCTCTAACCTCGGCCTCCGAGATGCCGAGCCGGGCCTCGGTGGGCTTTACGCGGCCGGTCGGCTCGGGTTTCCGTTTTTCGCCGGTCGTGAGCTCGTGGCGAACGTCTTTCCACTCCTCCCGGATGGTGATAATTTGGTCGATAACGACCTTACGCCCGGCCGTGTCGGAGTCGGCGAAATCGGCGAGGGTATTCGACAAAAGAGCGGCCTCCTTATGCAAAGCATCTGCTCGCAAAGAAAGCCGCTCTTTGGCGTCAATGGGAGCCGGAGCCGTTAGCTCTGAGTCTCGTTTTTTTTTGTCTCCTCGGCGTCTTTATCGGCTTTGTCCTTGTCGGCCTTTGCCTGATCGTCGGCCGCTTTTTTGTCGGCTTTGGCTTTATCGTCGGCGGCTTTCTTCTCGGCTTTTTTCGCCTTGAGCATCTCCTCGAGGTCCTCAATTGAGAGCTCGCTCGCGCCGGTCGTTTCGGTCGCTTTGCCGTCCTCCTGGCTTGTCGAGCTCGCGCTCGTCTCGGCCGAGATCGGCTCGGCGGGCTCCTCTGCCTTTGCCTGATCGTATTCGGCCTGAGCCTTGTCGAAAGCCTCCTTTTTGCCGACGTTGGTCGGGTCGGCCTTGTGGTGCATCTCGGCCAACTGAGCGGCCGCTTTCAAATGAGTAAGTTCCATAGATTATTTGGTTAACAGCTCCGTTCTCAACGAGGATTTCGGGAGATTATTCGGCCGTTAGGGTGATTACTTGGTTTTGGTTGGCTCGGTGGTGGCTGGTGTGGTGGTTGCGGTGTCCTCGGTGATCTTGAGGTATAGGCCCGGGTACTGAGCGTCGATAAGCTCGGCGTCTTTAATGGGCATCGACTCGGAGAGCTTGACCTCGCGGTCGCCAATCGAAAAAATTAGGTTCTCAGCGGAATGTATAACAGTGATTTTTTTTGCCATTGTCTTAGAAAAATGCCTCCCCCGGTTGGGGGAGGTCTTGGGTAAAACAGTCAATTTTTAGGGCCTATCGAAAATCGGCTAGGTTAGGTCGCCGAAACGCCCGGAATCGCTATCGCGTCACCTACCGGCATATAGTTGAACATATAGCCATCTTGCTTCGCCTTGAGCGTCCACTCGCGCCGGTCGGAGCCTTTCGCGCCGGTCGTGTGCATAACCTCGAATTGCAGGCCCATAAACGAACTGCCAGCGATAACGCGCTGACCGTCGTTCATCACGACACATGCAACGACTTCGGTGTTAATCAGCTTGTCGATTGCGTCGCACTGTTCGGGCGTAAAACCGGCGATTTTAACCTCGAGCGATTGCTCCCAACTCTGGTAGCCCGTCGAGCCCTTGAGCGAGCCGTCGAGCTTCAGCGAGTTATCGGAGACCTGAACCTCGACAAAAACCGGAGCCGGTGTCGCGGTAATAAACGTCGGCGCGGCCGTGATCTTACCGGCCGTGATAATCGACCGTTTCGGGTATTCGGCTGCAAACTGATCGGTTGCAATCAGAAACAACCGACGCGCTCCGCCCGGGTTAATGGTTTGCTGCGGTGTGCGCGGAATCGCGGCTAATGTGGCATAAGCGGCCGTTGTCGGCTCGAATAGCGAGAGGCCCGTTACGGCCTGAAATCCGGCCGTTGCGAGCGGCATCGCGACCACTCCGGCCAATACGTTATTTGTCGCAAAAGCGACGGCCGAGGCCAGCAAAAGCAGGCAGACCGAGCCGATAATCGAGGTAATTGCTTTCTTGTTCATTCGGGGTATTTGTTGTAAAAAATTGGAGGGTGAGAGAGAAAGGAGAGGAGGGAGGCTCCGGGCTCGCTGCGGCTGTCAACTCGAGCGGAAAGCCGGAGCCTCCGGCTCGCCTTATACTTTGTCGTTAAGGAATAACAGCTTGCCGTAACCGTAGTCGAAACCGACCGACATACGGATATTAATATCCCAGCCTTTGACACTATCGACTACTTTCAGCCGGTAGGCCGAAACGTCCTCGTTGCAGACAAAGAACAGGTTCGACGCGGGCGTTATCGCCATTGTCTGCTTACCCACGAGGCCAATGTCTGGCGTTACCGTTACGCTCTCGTAGCCGTCTACTTTGGTCATTACGTCGCCCGGCTTGAGCACGTTCGGAAACTTGGCGATACGGCGCTCGTTAACGAGCCGGGCCATACCGGGTGAAAGTCGGAGTTGGAGCGCCTGACTCAATAGGGCCTCGTTTACGCTCTCGACTAGCTTACACATGGCGATTACCTCCTCGTATGCGTTGGTACCGTCAATCGTTGCTGTTACGGCCCGAACCTGAGTCGAGGCAATGTCGCCGTTAACAGCTCGCCCGGCCGTCATTTTTGCCAGTAAGCCCGTAATCGCATACGCCGAGCCACGAGTCGAGGCATTTTTAACCGCTTTCCAGCTCGACATAGTCCGCAGGTTGGCCCGGGCCGTTTTGAGGATTTGCGTGATGAAAAAGACCTCGAACGGATTAGCAATAACCTCTTTCTCGGTTTTCAGACCGGCGATAAATTGGAGGTACGAACGGTAAAGCGTTTGTATTTCGCCGATGGTGAAATGCAAATCAATATCCACGTCCTCGAACTCGGGAACCCGGGCTCCGAACTTAAGCGGGTTGTCGGCTGGGTCGAAATCGTCCGAGGCCGATTTGAGCACGTCCATAACCTCGAGGTTAACGAGCGGGCTCTTGTTGTCGGTAACGAGGAGGCTAAAATCCTGCCGGAGCGCGGCCTCGCCGTCGATTAGGGCATTGGTGATAATGTCCCGGCGACCGTCGAAAACCTGCATCAACGCCGAGGGCATTTTGTCGAAATTGAAACCTTTTATTTGTGGCATTTAAATGGGTATTTGTTGTTAAAATGGGTGTTGTTTACTGGTCAATTAGGGGTAGGTGAGCTCGCTTAGTCGTTACCCGCTAGGCGGTCCTATCCTTTCGCTTGGCGGAAGTGCTCGAGAGCGCCCGCGTTATAGTCCGAAAGGCCGGTCGGCGTCTCGGCCTTGTTGGAGGCATCCTCGGCCGGTTTATCGCGGCCCTCGGCGTTCTTTCCGTCGAACCAACCCTTGTACTTATCCCGGTCGGTTTCGGCCTCCTTAAGCGTTGCCTCGAGCGTCTTAACGCGCTCCTCGGCGGTGGTCGCCCGGGTGGTGGCTTCGGTGGCTTTCGTCTCGGCCGTCGCTTTCTCGCCCTCGAGCGCCGTTATCCGGTCGGCCGCTTTGTTGGCGTCGGCGGTAAACTGGTTGTACTCCTCGGTCGAGAGCTTTTCCGAGATCGTTTTTTCGGAGGTTCCGAATAGGGTCGCGACAACGGCCGCGAGGGTGCTTTTTACTACTGACATATGAAAAAAATTAATTGGGTTTTGCTAGTTGGCGAGCCCGGGCGACGGCGAGCTCGAGCGAGCCGGTCCGGTCGGCGAGGCCCATCGAAATCGCGGCTTTCGTGTTAAACATCTTGCCCGATGTCCATTCGTCGGAGGAGAGCCGACCGGCCCGGCCGCGTTTTACCGCTCCGTGAAACTCTTTCTTTGCTCCGTTAAGCGTCGCCTTTATGTCGGCGATTGTAGCCTCGGAGAGCGGCTCGATACCGTTAAGCGGTGCTTTGTCCTCGCTGCCATCCGAGCGGAAAATCGTCGGCACAATCCCGGCTTTCTCGTAGGCTCCGGCGTAGTTCATGTACAGCATGATTACCCCGATTGAGCCTATCTCCGTAACCGACTGGTCCTCGAGGATAATCTCGTCGGCCTGCGAGGCAATGTAGACGCCCGCCGAGGCACAAAACGGCGTCCATACGACAACCGGCTTACTCGTGTTCTTAACGGCATCGGCAAAGGCCCGGAGGCCGTCAACGCCCCCGCCCGGCGTGTTCATCTTAAGGACCGTCGCCTTAACGGAGCCTGAGCGGTCGGCGGCTTGGATAAGGCCGGTTAAGTCCTCGTAACCCCACGAGCAAAAGCCGTAACGGTCGAGAGCGCCGATAATGGGAATAATTGGCACGTCGCCCCCGGTGGGTTCGGCGTAGTAGCTGACGCAACGCTCGTAATAGGCCGAGGAGCCCGGGCGAGGGCCTGAGCGGTCCGAGGAGTCGAAGTAGGCCGAGGGGTGATTTCCCTGCATCGAGGGCGGTACGGCCTCGCGGCCGGAAAGGAGCCTCGGCGTAATAATGCCCTCCATCTGACTAGCGTAAGCATAGTTGAGCATCCAAAGGCCGGAGAACGTAGAAAAAGTAAAACCTCTCATTAACGAACGGGATTGACGTTGCGAAAATGAGAGGTTTGAGAGCCTCGATAAAGGACCTAATTACATAGGCAAGTTTGCCGTCTATGTAATTAGGAGGCCGCTTTTACCAAATATTTATGCTCTGCTAATTATTGACTTGATAAATAAACGGACAACTGAGAGATTTGACAATCAGATTCTTGAAAAGGTGCTCCGGCTTAGAGCAAACGTTTCACTTTAAATGGGTAACTATGTTGCTTTATTACCTTAAAAAAGGTTTGGGAAGGTTGTTGAATAAAATAGTATATCCTGTACTCGGTATTGCTATGATTTCGTTGATAGCTTATGCCATCGTAATGGGTATTATTTCTTGGCGGAAAGAAACAGAAGCTCTTGACGAATGTCATCGGTACACAATTGGGTACGCAACTGAGGTTAAAAGAAAAACACTATATTATAGATATTCAACCGAAGGGGGAAATTTTAATGGTAGTTGGGGGCAAAAACCTAGAAGCTGGAAAGATTATTTTAAGGGAAATTTTGTCGCTAATAAATTTCTATATAAGAGGTTTCTAATAAAATATAGCTGTAAAGATCATAAAATTAGCCAAATTGATTGGAGCCACTCTATCCCTGAAACAGTAGAACGAGCTCCTTATAAAGGCTGGGAAAATATACCAAGTCACTTGCCTAAGAATAAGTTTTAGTTGCGTAGCAAGCAAATAAGATGAGAATAATCTTACCACCCTACATTGAAAAGACTGTCGCTAAAGTCGCTAAATATGCCGGTCCGTGTATACTTATAGGGATTTTCGTTTTTGCGGTTGGTAAGCATATGTTTACTAGAATTATGCTAGAGCAATGTGTTCGAATTACTGTCGCTACTACTACAAGTGCTTCTGGAGGTGGATACAGAAAAGGAAATTCGCTAAGCTACACCTATAAAGTAGCCGGTAAGCAATATGAAGGAGGTTACGCTGGAGGGAAACTAAACCATATAAACGTAACCAAACAAGTAGCTCGCGCCATGCTCGTTCGTCGCCATTACGTTAAGTTTTCGTGTGCTTATCCTAGTTTGTCGGAGTTACTGTACGATAAGGAAGTGCCTGGTTCAGTAATTACTATTCCACCTGACGGATGGGACGAAATTCCTCGATAAAGCTAAGTCTCTAGTCAATCATAGTGTTACTAGCTAATCAGCTAGTGTCGAATTGGCCTCCTTTGGCCCGGAATCGTTGCCAGTTCAAGCCGCCAAAGAGCCGCACTCCGGCATAATAAAGCCGGTTGCGAAAGCGGCCCGGGTTCATTCGTTCCATGAGCTCGAGGTAAACCGAATCGGCATACGCTCGCCCATCGGCCGGGAGGTTCTCGTTAACGGCTGCGAACTCCTCCCAACGCATATACAAATAGTCGTGCGCGTAGGCTGCGAGGTTGGTCTTATTGTTGAACGCCGGAAGAACGCTCCACGACCAAACCGGCGTCGAGTGTGCATCGCTAACGAACCGCTCCCGGATATACAGGAGCCGACCGTCGGCGAGCTCGAGGAGTACGGCTCGCCCGATTTCCATTTGGTCGGTTTTGGGGAGCTCGCTGTCGATAACGATCGGGAGCCGGTAGGCCCTCGCCGAGCGGCCGATTACGAGCGGCCCGGGCGCGTTACTCATAGAACGGCGCGTTTGTCGAGCTTACCGATTTCCTGCTGAATCATCGCGTAAAACATCGAGAGAACCGGCGTTTTGCCGTTTATCTGCATCCCGGCCGCTTTTAGATCGTCTATGCAAATCGACTGAAAAAACGCCAGTTGTGAGACGGTTTCCTCGGTGCTGGTTTCGACCGGCTTTCCGGTCTGATCGACAACGGCTCCGGCCGTCGTGCGGCTAACGAACTGGTCGCGGTAACGGACCTCAGCCGCCCGGCGTTGCTCGGGAGAGAGTTCTCCGAGGGCCTCGAGAATCGGGACGCCCTCCCGGTTATGCGTAACGACGCGGATTTCCTGCGTCATATTGAGGTCGCGGCTAATCACTAGATTTTCGTGATAGGCAACCCGAGTAAAACCCGAGATCGGCTCATCGGAGACGGGTAACGATATTGAGTTCATGCGTAAAGCGTTTACTTATTGAAATAACATTGACTTGATACTCCCGCCGATGTTGACAACGAGCCGGGTTTGTCCTGTTGAGGTGTTGTGTACGACGCGCCAGCAATCGGCCGCGAGCTCGCTCGATTGAGCGTCGCCCCCTTGCCGGGAGACCTTGCCCGAGATCGAGCCGTTAACCTGTAGGAGGTCGCGGTCGTTAGGTACGGTTTGTCCAATCAGAAAACGGCCATCCGGCGTGAACCGAGCCCGTTCGACAATCGCTCCCGCTCCATTCCAGCCACGAATAATAAAATGGTTGTTGTTTAGTACGCCGAGGTCCCAGTTTCCGGCGTCAACCTGTGCCAGCCGGATAAAGCCGCCGTTGCCGCCCCCTCCTCCGGTGAGGTTGATAAACTGCGCGACAATGCTATCAGGTGGATTATTGCCGCCAGCGTCGAAAGGGTAAGCTAGATTAGATCGGTTAATCCCAACCCTGCCGTTTCCCTGTATTCGCATCAGCTCGACGCTAGTCGCCGAGGACGTACCGGCGTAAAATATATGGTTGTTGGTTGTTGCGTCTATCTGGTAACGCATACCGTTGGCATCGTAGCCGAACCCGTCGAACTGGTGATCGTTACCATTTGGGTCGAGTAAGGCAATCTTTTTGTTTGCCAGCGCAAACGGAAACTTAAGAATGCCGTTAAGCAGAAAATTTCCGATAACGTGGAGCTTCTCGCTCGCCCCTCCTCCGCTGCCGCCGAGGATTAAGTCGCCGTTGCCGTTAAGGAACGCTAATAGCCGTTTTGTCGCGGCTCCCGCTTGTTGCCAGAACGAGAACCCCGAGCCGCTAATATTGGAGTTGATAAACGCGAGCTCGCTCGAGCCGCCTATCCAGTTGGCCCCGAGGGACAACTGAGCCGAGCCGGGCTCGGTGATCGGAGCCGGAGGGAAACCGCCGTCGCCGTTGGTAATGGTGAAACTCGGAAAGCGTTGTCGGAACGCCTGAATCGGTTTGTACTGGCTAGGCTTGGTCGAGTTGAAAACCTCGGTGCCGAGTAGGTTCGTCGTATAGGTGGGCGTCGAATAAATTATCGCCTGCGCGAAGTTGACGAACCGGGCCGAGATAGCTTTAAAATTGTTGTCGGAGACCATGTAGATAACCGTCCGGCCGTCACTCATCTGTTGGCAGATTATGCCCGTCGCGTTGGCATCGCCCCGGCTGGTATACTGGTAGCGAAAGCCGCCCCGGTTGGCGAAATAAAGGTCGAGCTCAATCGGTGAGCCCCCGCCATTGTCCCACGGCTTGCCGATAAACGCGACCTGAGCAAAGTCGAACGTTCCGCCCGTTCCGGCCGGGAGCTCGCCAATCGCAAAGTAACGGGTCGCGGCTAGTCCGTCCGTCGAATTGGTGATCGTGAAAAAAGGGCTTACGCGGTTGCCGTTGAGCGTGTCGAGCCATGCGTCCGTAGCCTCGAGCGAGGCCGCTGTCCCGTTGGAGTAGTCGCGGCCGAGAACGGTTTTCGCTGTCCGGTAAACGGCGTCGGTATTTGCCCCGCCTGGCTGTCTGTCACTGAGCCGGAGCCACGTCGTTAAGTTGTTGTTGATGCCGGTTTTTACCCAGTCAATAGCCGCGAACAAGGTCGCCCGGAGAATTGCGGCTTTTATCCGTCTCGGCCGGTTGGGTGGCGAGTCGGGTAAGTTACTGTTGATTAATCCCCTGAGTTGTGTGTCGTCGGGTGCTGCCATTAGTTGTATTTGTTGTTTAGTGGTTTACGCATTGAATGAGGAGCCGAACTCGAGGTCGAACTCGGTCTCGGCAAAGAGCGCGGCCGAATCGAAACTCTCGAGAAAATAAAGGGAGTGCCACGAGCGCCCCCGGAGCGTGAGCGTTACCGCGTTGGCGTCGCGAATCGAGCGGCCGGTAAAGAGCGCGAGCCCGTTCTCGGGCTCTCCGGCAATGTAGGCCGCTCCGTTCTGGTCGAGCATCAGCGCGACCCACTCGCGGCCCCGGTTGGCCTCGGCCCAACCGATAAGCCTCGGCTCGTTTCGGGGAATGACGGCCGAGAGCTCGAGATCGTAAACTCGCCCCTCGCCCGAGGTTTGGCTCGTCTCCTGCATCGTACAACCGCCGACCGGAAACACGAGCTCAACGAGGGGAGCGCCCTCGGCGACCGAAATCCCGTATTGGCTTACGGTGTGGGGTGAGGCATCGACGGGAATCTCCTCGGGTGTGGCGAGGTAAAGCAGGTCCTCGAGGGCGAGGAGCTTAAGCCGGGCAATATGCCGGGCGTTGGGCAATCCGTAGAAGAGGCCGAGCCGGGTTTCGGTTACGATCATAGCCCAAAACTCGGCCCGGGTGAGCCTCGCCGAAAGGACCGAAATACGGCCCGTTTGGAAAGCGCCCTAAATGACAAAAACCGGCCCTCCGCGTTGGAGAGCCGGTTTTTGGCTTATTTGTCGCCCGGACTTAGGGTGCATTAGCCGGACTTTTTAGTCTATACCCGGACAATTGGTGCAATAGCCGGACTTTTTAGGGAAAAATTTTTCCGGTTTTTCTTTTCGACTCGGTTAAGATAATCGCGGTAAATCTTGCGGATTGTCTCCCACTCGAGCTCTATGTCGGGCGTAATATCGTAGCGGGTTAGAAAGCTACGGATGTACTGCGAATAGTCGCCCCCGCAAAGGTGATGCACCGACCGTACCTCGGAGATCAACGTCCGGCGAAAAATCTCGTCTAACTGCCTGACGAAATCCGGGTATTTCTCGGGAGGCATTTCGTAGGCTTTCTCGCGGCAATAGTAGGTAAGTACGAGCGTCGTTCCGCTCGGCTTCTCGGGTACAATCGGAAAGGGAATCGACCGGCTCGCGAGGTGAATCATTCGGCCGATTTCGTTCCACTTTTCAATGTGGACTACGCCCTCTTGTCCGTCGAACTCACCCTCGATAAACTTCTTTAGATAACGTGGAACGGGTAGCGTTAGCTTTTTGAGCATTTGGAAATTTTGCGGTAATCATATCAGCAAAGGAGGTAACGGGAGGAGCCACAAGATACGACTCCTCCCGCAATTGTCAACCCTTACCGGCAAAGCTCGAAATCGCGCCGATAAGCGAATCCAGTCGCCCGGCTTGGTTGGTGCCGTAAACGGCTCCCTCCACACCGTTGACGGCTCCCCTCACTTGGTAAACCGCTCCCTCGACGGCGCTAATCGAACCGCGTAACCCGCCAACCTGAAACGCCATACTATCGAGCCCGTTCGCCGTCCGGGTTGCCAGCACGTCGAGCGAATAGGCCGTCTGATTGGAGAGGCTCTCGAGCGCCCGAACGAGATCGGCGTCGAGCGTCGCGAGGCTTTGCTCGGTGCGGTCGGCGAATCGGTCGAGCGTGTCGATTGTCTGCCGGTGGTTATCCGTTAGGAGCGTGATCGTTTCCCGATGGTTGTCCGTTAAGAGCGTAACGCTCTCGAACTGCTGATCGGTCAAGAGTTGAACCGTCTCTTTCTGGTTGGCCCGGGTGAGCTCAACGGTCGCTTTCTGGTTGGCCTTAACGAGGGTAACGCTCTCGAGCTGGTTTGCCTTAACGAGCGTAACGGTCTCTTTCTGGTTTTGCTTAACGAGATCGGCGCTCGCTTTGTGGTTGGTGGCGAGCGTTTTTAAGAGCTCCGTCTCCAACTCGGTAACGGCCTTAACAATCTCCTCGCTCATTCCCTCGAACCCTTTCCCGGTCTTGTTCTCGAGGCTGGTAAAGCCTTTCGTTAACGAGAGGTTGAGGAGCGTAAAGGAAAGTTTCTGTTGTGCCGAGAGAGCCTCGAGGCCCCGGCCGTTGTCGCGGTTCGATACGTTGAGGGCGGCTATTATCTCGCGGCTGCGGTCGGCGAGTGCCTGCGTCAGATCGGCCGAGAGTCGGTCGGTATTGGCCCGGGTGCGCTCGTTGATACTTAGGGCAATGAAGCCGAGCCGGAGGCCGAGCGCGTCGAATAGGCTGTCGAGTTTGGTCGTTAGGGCTTTGGTATTCTCGGCCGCGTGTTTGTCGGCGAGCGTAACGGCCTCCTCGATTTTTGCCAGTAACCGGAGTTGTTCCTTAACGGCCTCCTGAGCGGCCGCGACGGTGGCCTCGTCGTTAACGCCCCCCTCGCTCCCGGAGTTGCTGCCAGCGTCGGAGCTATACTCCGAATCGCTCTCCTTAATCGTACCATACTCGTACATACCCCGGCCCCAATAGGGAGCCGAGAACAGACCGCCGTTTTTGAACGCCGGAGGAGCCTCGAGGCTCCGGGCCGAGCGGCCCATCGCGTCGCGGTCGCCGAGAACCGAGCTCCGGCGACGGTTGGGCGTCCGGGCGTTGCGAAACATTTGCTCGATTAGCGGCCGGTTGGCCTCGGTTTGCTCCCGGCTGATAATGGCCTCGTCGCCCTCCATTTCGCCAACCTCCCGGCCGCTCTGTCGGTCGATTAGCGCGATACCGCTCTCGCCGTAGCTCGAGCCGTGTCGCCCTCCCCGGGCAATAAAGCCGCCTTTCTCAAATTGGGGTGTTGGTTGCCGCGCAATCATGGCGACCTGTATTCCGGTCATTACCGCCGACATAGCCGCGAAAACAAGGTTTACCGGCCAAATAGTCGAGGCTAGGGCTTTCAACGTCGCGAGGGCTCCCGTTATGAGGGCCGTCGCCATGTCTGCCTTTTTCTGCGCCTGCCACGCCTTGAGTTTGGCGGCTGCTTCGGCGGCCCGGGCTTTCTGATTCTCGGCCTCGATTTGCCGGTTAAGCTCCTTTTGGTTCTGAATCCGGGTTTGTTTCTCGGCCTCGACTTTCTTTAGCTTTTCGCGCTTTTCTTTCTCGGCCTCCTCGATTGCTTTATCGGCCTGCTCTTTGGCGAGCCGAATCTTTTCTTTCTGGTCCTCTTTGGCTTTGGCGAGAATCTCCTTAGCCGCTTTCTCGTCGCCTTTCTGAACGGCCTCGATTGCCTTAAGCTCGGCCTCCGACTGATCTTTGGCGAGCTCGGTTTTCGTTTTGGCCGTCTGTTTGGCGAGCTCGGTTTGGGTTTTGGCCGTCTCCTTTGCCTGTTCGATTTTGAGTTTAGCCTCATCCTCGGCGAGCTTTTTCTCGGTATCGAACTTATCCTTTGCCTCCTTGAGGAGCTGTTTTCGGGTCTCCTGGTCTACGTCCTTGCGCTTGTTAATGGCCGCGATTTCGGCGTCCCGCGTAACCTCGGCCGCGTCGATTCGCTCGTCTTTGGTCGAGGTCGCCGATTTGATAGCGGCTTTCTCGGCATCCTGAGCGGCCTGAATCGTTCGTTTAGCCTCCTCCTGAGCGGCCTCGATTGCGTCCTCGGCCGTCTGTTTGGCCGTCGCGCTCTTTTCGTCGGCCGAGGTTTTGTAGCTCTCGAGCTGGTCGGCGAGCTTCTTTTTCTCCTCGCTCGAGGAGAGGCTCCGGTATTGGCTTTCGAGGCTCGAGATTGTCGATTCGGTCGCCGATTTTATGGCCGAAACTTTGTCGTTACTCTCCTGCGTAATCCGCTGTTTTTCGAGCTCGGCGGCATCCTGCGCGGCTTTCTCGTTGGCGAGTTGTTGCTCGAGAATTGCGACTTTCTCGTCGCGAATCCGTTTAGCCTCGGCGATAGCTCGCTCGGCCCGTTGTTGCTCGAGCCCGTTCAGGAATTGTACGGCGGCTTGGGCTATCTGCCCCACGGCCTCGTACTTTTCCATGTTCTGCGAAAGCCGTTTTTGCCACGCCGACTTTTCGCCCTCGAACATTTTGGAGCCGTGTTCGATAAACGCGTTAAGGTCTCCGGCGAGGAGGCTCTTAAATGCGTTCGCGCCGTTGCTCCAAATGGCTTGTTTTTTCTGCCGGAGCTCCTCCTCGCTCTTAGCGACCTCGGCCGAGTATTTGGCTCCGGCGAGTTGGCGCTCGTTATAGTAGCGGTCGGAGATTGCCGCCAGCGCCCGGGCGAGCTGGTCCTTATCGGTTATCTCCCGAGCGGCTTTCGCTTTCTCGGCGTTCTCCTCGGCGTCGAGCCGGTTAATAGTCGCCGTAAAGTCGCGGCTCAACCGCTCGCGGTGAATCTCGTTAAGTTTGGTCGAGTTGCCTTTCGCCTGTAGCTCGCGCCAGTCGAGGAGGGCGTTATAGGCTTGCCGCTCCTGCTCAATAATGCCTTTCTCGGCCTCGAGTTGTTTAGCGAGCTCCTCCTCGGCTTTCTTGCGTTTTTTCTCGGCGAACTCTCCGGCCGTCCTCGCGATTTCTGACTCGAGCCGTTTATTGATTCCCTCGATAGTCGCGGCTTTCTCGGCCTCGCTCGCTTTGCTACGGAGTACGGCCTCGGCCTCCCGGTCGCGCTTAACCATGAGCTTAACGAACTCGCGCTGCTCCTCGTCCTTGATGCTGTTGATATGCGTCTCGGCCTCGGCCCGGGCGAGCTCCTCGAGGGCTTTCTCGTTGGCTTTCTGCGTGTCGGCGAGCTGTTTTTGGTGGGCTTTCTCCTCGGCTTTCCGGGCTTTCTCGGCCGCTTTCTCGCGGTCCTTGAGGGCTTTCTCCTGCTCTTTGGTGATTTCCTTCTGAAACTTCTCGCCCTGCTCTTTCCCGGCAAACTGAGCGGCAATACCGGCGTTCGGGTCTTTCCACGTATCGACAATCTGAGTAACGCCAACCTTTACGTTTTTCTGTATCGCGTTGAGCGCGTCAGCGCCGAGCTTTTTTGTCTCCTCCCATGTCGCTTTTGCTCCGGCAATGTTGCCTTGTGAGAGTTGCAAAGCGGCCTCGCCGAGCGAGAAAATCATTTTGCCCGTATTGAGAACCGTCTCGCTAATACCGACAACCATCGTTTTTGCAATCAGCAAAACCGTACCGACCGCTTTCCCGAGGAGCGAGAGCGCCGGGATTGCCCTACCAATCAAATCGAGGATAGCGACGAAGATCGGCCGGAGCCCGGTTCCGAGCTCAACCTTGAGGGCGTCGAACGAGTCGCCGAGGTTGCTCGATTTGCCGTCGAGCGTGTCCATCATATCGGCATTCTGACCGGCTACGCCTTTCATCTTGCCGAGGGCCGTTAAGACGCCGAGCGTTGCCTCCTCCTGACTTTGGAAAGTACTAACGACCTTATTCGTTTTCTTATCGAGAACCTCGAACCCCTCGCCGGTATTCTTAACGACGAGGTTCGCGTCCTTGAACTTGAACGCGACCTCCTCTCCGGCTTTGGAGGCTCGCATCCCGAACTCTTTTAAGCGCTCAAACTCGCCGGTTGCCGCGTCGAGCAAGCCCTCTACGAGTTGGTCGAACGTCTTACCCTGCGAGGCTGCGAGGTCCGTTAAGGCGACCATTTCGGTTTTGGTCGGTCGGAGCCCCCGGTTAACCATTTTAACGTAACCGTCCGTTATTTCATCGACCGAGAACGCCGTTTGCGCTCCGAGTTGCTTAATCGCTGCGAGTGATTCCTTAGCCGCCTTTGAGTTGCCGCCGAGTGCCGTCGTGAGCACTTTCTCGTACTTCTCAAATTTGGCGGTCGTCTCAAAGATGCTTTTGCCGATGTCGATAATATAGCCGACAACCTGCAACGCCATAAACGCCTGAAACGCGGTCGCCATGATCTTGACGCCCCCGCCGATTTTGTTCCATAGCGAGGGCTGTCCGAGGTCCTCGCCCCCTTTCTTAATGGTCGTTACCTGCTTGTTTACGTCGCTGAAATACTTCTCGGCCTCGCCGAGTCGTTTCGCGGCCGCGTTAAATTCGTCGGTGCCGGGCTTGAGCTTTTTAAGCTCCCGGTTAAGGTCCTTAACGTGGTTGTTCAGTTGGGCGTAGGTGAGCTGCGAGAGATCGACCTCTTTCTTAAGCCGGGCCGTCTCGGTGGTTACGTCCTTAAGCTCGGCCTTGTATTTTTTCCACTCCTCGGAGCCTTTGCCCGGCCCGTTGGTCTCGATTTCCTTAAGCGTCTTACGGAGCTCTTTCGCTTTGGTGTCGAGTTGGGTTAGATCGTTGGCGAGCTCGGTCGAGTCGCCCCGGAGTTTGAGCGTTGCGGTTTCGTTTAGATTTACAGCCATTGCTTACTGTTGGGAAAAGAGGAGCCTCACTCCTCGCATTGCGGTTAAAAAAGTTTGGTCGGTAAGGTCCCGAAAGAGATAGGGGAGCACGTCGGAGAGGAGCGGGTCGGAGTAAATGCCGCGATAGCCCCGGGAGATGTTGGGGAGCCGTTGGCGGTTCATTTTGATTGCCCACGCGATACGCTCGACCGTCGCCAGATCGGAGGCCGGTCGGCTTAGATTTTTGGTCGGATAGCCGGGGACGTAAGCGAACTTGTTAAGCCCTTTCTCCTCGACAAATCGCTCGATTGCTGCGAGGGGAGGGGTTCGCGTGTAGTTCATCGAACGGAGGTCGCGTAGCCGGAAATAACCGACCATTTCGAGCCGGGCCTCGACGTAACCGTTAGCCTCGGTCGCGGCCGTTCGCCGGAATGAGTTAAGCATTTCGCCGGTCAGCACGAGCCCGGCCGCTTTCGCCCGGGCAATAAAAGCGGCCTCGGCTTTGATAATGTACTGGTCGAGGATTTGGGCCGTATTGCGGTTGGTGGTTAACCACGTCGCCCGGGCCGGTCCGCCGGTGCGGTCTCCTCTCACCCCTGTCGCTGATTCCATAGCTTGTTTTTGGGCAAGCTAAACTGGGATGCAGTGTCTATAAAGGACCAAAAAGCTTGATTTGAGTTGCTATAATGCGAATGGAAGTAACCGCAGCCATGTTATATATTTCACGATTGGTGTCAAACCATATGAAATAAAAAGACCATGTATCATTCTTGGTACTATCCGTTTCGCTGATCTTGGTGATACAGATGATAAGAAAAGAAATTGTATAAAAAGAAGAATCTGTGATAAAAGTAGACATAGATATACTCGCTAATAGATTCACTTACAAAGTGTACTGGTGCGCTGAGCAGTGTATTGCTATGTTGCATGTACTTATAAGCCTCTAAGTAGATGTAGCTAGTTATTTTTTTTACTCAATTTATAATTAAAATAACAATATTATTTAATTATTAAAATGGCATTAATGTTATAGTTATGTTTGTGAACAATTACTTTAATTTTTTTCTAAAATTTTCCTTTAATTGTTATGAGACATTTTATTATAATGCTTTCTGTTTTGTTCTTAGCGTCTTGCTCTAATATGGATAATTTAGGGCCATCACAAAATAAACTTTCAGTTGATAATAAAGCAGAATTATCTATAAAAGATGGTACACTTTCTTTTGGAAGTTATGATAGTTTTCTAGCTTATCTAAAAAAGGTAGATAACCTTAAGCCTGAAGAATATATAGATTGGTCAAATAGCTTAGGCTTTGAGTCTTTATATACTAGTTATATAAATGACACTAAATCAATGGGTATTAATAATAAAAAGCTTAATAGTATAAATTCAGCACATGCCAAGCTTTCTAATAAAAAAGGATGCCTGTATATCTCAAATAGCACGTACTTCTTTTCCGAAAAAGAATTAAAAGTTATAGCTGGAGTAGGATTAGAAAAACAGGAGATGCTTGTGCATACAGATAATAAGTCTGACTATGCGAAAAAAGGTATAATGTATTCAGACGTTGTACTAGGAATAAGAGATAAGTCTAAAGATAGTCCTAATGCTAGGTATCCCGATTTTGAGATGTTTCAAGATGGGAATAGAGTAGTTATGAAAAACAAAAATACTAGTGCCGGTGGTGATAATTGTTATTTAAGAACCAAACTGATATGTAGAGGTTACAATATGTTTGTCCCTTCTCCAGGAGGTTCTGTTTGCAACAGGGATCCTTTTACGGGTGAACTCTATTGCTCGCCCGATTTTGTGATGATACGAAAAGCCACAATGCTTGTTGAAGCTGAATTTTATAAAATTTCTCTTGGAGAACGTAGAATAGTACCCCAGCGGTACGAAACGAACTGGAGTTTTAAAGTAGATGGGGTACCATACACTGGTTCTTTTGTTGAAAGTGGTACTGAGTTTTTTGATATTACTTTCTATGATGGGCCAAGTGGTAATATCACTGATTTTAATGTTCCGATCGCAGCGTATGATTACTTCGATGAAACGCTAAAATCTTCGTCTACAGCATTCTTATTTACATACTAAATACAATATTCACCCAACTTGTACGTTTATTACTTATTTGTTGGGTGAATATAATCATTATGAAATTAGCGCTCTCAATCGTAATATTGATTACATTTTCGTCAGTTTTTTGTAAAACTTATGGGCAAGACCATAGATTTCAGACAGGAATTAGCGCTAACATGCTTTCGCCTTCATCCAAGCTAGATTTTTCAGATCCATACTTTGGGGGCTCGTTAAGAGGTCGTTATTATTTTAGTGATAAGAACGATGTATATTTGAGAGCAGGGGTAGTGTCAAACAGTCTGAATAGGTCGAATACAAACAATATTATTATTTTTTCCGCTGGTGTTGAACATTTTTTCTTTAATCGTACAGCATTCACTCCTTACCTAGGTATAGGTATAAGCTTATATAAGGAGAAAAGTGTAAGTTTTAGCGATAATTTGTTGAATAGTAGCGGGGTAGATCCAAGAATAGGGCTTCAGTATAAGGTGTCAGATATTATTTCTCTAGAGTTGGATGCGAGTTACCAAATGACTGTAGGTAGTCGCTTTCAGAATACTGCCGCATACTTGGGGTTAGGTGCTAACTGGAATATGGGTAGAAAATAGTATAGAGTTTAAACGTTGTACAAAAGAGATACAACGTTTAAACCTATAACGAAGCGTAAAAAGTATATCCTGAAAAGATAAGATTTTCAAGGTATGCGAAAAAAAGTTTTAGACTCTTATGAAAAGAACCTGAGCCGGAGCTCGGACCGGGAGCGAGGCTATCACTTTTAATGGGAGGTAGTTTACCCCGTTGATGTGGACCTTTTGCGAAAAGTCGAGCGAGGCCAAATCGAACTCGTTAAGCGTCATATTCCGGGCGAGGTAAAACCAACGGCTCCGTAACTCCTCGTTTTTGGTCCAAAACGTTCGCGCTAGGCCCTTATCTCCTGTCCAGTAAAGCGAGAGAGCGCCGAGGGTGCTCGAGGCCGTAGGAGCGTCGTTATTCGCGTCGCCCCCGGTGTAGAACAGGAGCCGGGCTCCAAACTTGTTGGCCGACTGGTTGAGCGTCGCCGTAACGCCTGCCTGCTTGCACGTCGCCGTTCCGCTCGCGGCATCCATAAGGAGGGTCGAAAACTTGCTTTTGAGCGGTGCGATTCCGGTCGGCTCGGCGAGCTCGGCCGAGAGATAGTCGGCCGTAATCGGCGGCTTATCCTTAAGCAAACCGTCGTTGGAGTCGAGCTCGCTCCCGAGTTGTAATCGGCGGCTCGTCTCGGGCTGTTTGCGGTAAACCTTGAGGGCTTTCTCGCTCCAATCCTTGACGGTTGGCCGCTTGAGCATATCCGACGTAAAACCAATCGAGAGTTTCCGCTCGGCCGGGCTGAACGTAAACGAGAGGTTAAACAGCTTACGGAGCTCGAGGAAAAACTCGGCGAGCGTGAGCTCCGGTAAATGCCGCGAGATCGTAACGGCCGAGGCTCCCGGTCCGGCGTCCCGGTCGAGCGCCCGGGTATTAAACAAAATCAACTTTCGGAGCTCCGGCCGGGTCGTGAAATAGTCGCCGGTTATGGTCGTGCCGGTAACGGCCGCAATCCGGCCGAGGAGGTAATCGACAAACAAAAACGGCACTTTCGGCCCGGTGGCCGAGTAGGCTCCCGACGCGAAATCGTTCATTTTGCCCGAGTAGCTGACCTCGGCCCCGTTGGAGCCGTAATAGTCCGGGTTTACAATTGTGGGAAAGCAGACGGCCGGAGCGTTGCCCGAGTTCACAAGCTTAACGAGCGGATTCGGGAGGGCAAGCGAGCCGAAATCTATCTCGCTCAACGGCTTATACTGATGCGCCCCGAAAAACTCGCCTAGGGCTTGCACAACTGTAAACGAATACTCCGAACCGGCCTCGGTCAGAACGGCCGCTCCGGTCTGCAATAGTTGCCCGTTGTAATATTTCTCGCACATATAGCGAAACGAAACCGCGTCGTTTTGCAGTAGATCGGGATAGCCCAAAATTGCCCGGTTCCGGGCCGAGGCCGGGAGGTTGGGAATCGTTACTTTGCTCGAGAGAATATCGTCGTAAACGAGGTAAGGGCTCACGAGCTCGAGCTCAATCTTTGCCCCGGGCGAGAGATCAACGATTCGCCCGTTCATGCGGATTTGTAGCGACATAGCTTAACGGGTGGTTACGAGAAAGTAATATTTGTCTCCGGCCGAGGGTGTGACCGGGAAAGCGAAGTACTCCGAGCCCTCGAGGTTGAACGCAAAATCGAGGTTCATAACCGAGACGCCGTTCCGCCAAATCTTGACGTTACCGAGGCCCGATACCGGCCCGTAAACCATAAATCGCCAATCGGCCGTTTTCGGCGGGAAATCGAGATCGTTCGAGCCAACCGGAAACACGTAAGGCCGGTCGGTGCCTTGTACGGTCCAAATATTGCCGAGGTCCGGCTCGACTCCTCCGCTCTGGTTGGGCGTTCCGGTCGCCGGGTCTCCTCCCCAAAAATGGAGCGCGACGCGGCTCGGGTCGGCGGCTCGGTAGTGCCATAAACCGGCCGGGATTGCCACGTTATAAAGCTCGGGTTGTACGGTGCACGTCCCGTTAAGGTTGGCGAACTCCTGCGTATTGCTCGCCCGGTATTGAGCCTCGGCGAGCTCGTCGCCGTCGCCCGGCCGCTCTCCTCCGTAGGTTCCGGCCGGTATCGAGACAATCGCCGGACCGCCGACTCCGGCTCCGCAATTGGTGCGGGTGTAGGAGGTCGGCCGGGAAATAGCCGCGTTGGGGTAGGGCGTCGAACCGGCAACCCCGCCCGGGATAACCGCGTCGGCGATAAAATCCGGGTCACCCTGAACGTTGGGCTTTTCAGTCCTCGGCTTGTAGGGCGTTTTGTCGTCGAGGTAGTATCGTTGGAGCCGGAGCGGTCGCCCCCGGCCGGTTCGTTTGCCGTTGGCGTCGAGCGTCTGAACGATACCCACGCCCCGCCAGCCCGTCGCCCGGGCGCTCGTGACCGGCGCGGCCGGGAGATCGGAGTAACTCGTCTCGAGCTCGGTTTGTCGAAAGATGAATGTTCGGCTTACGAGGCCGCTCGCGTCCTCGGCATCAATCAGGCTGTTTGTAACGAGCTCTAACGGAATGTGTCCCTTATCGGTAATCAGATAGACCGACTCGGCGAGCATGAGCTCGTCAAAGGTTCGGAGCGTTTGCCGGGCGTTACGCTCGAGCCAACCCGTCGAAATTTGGAGTTGTCGCTCGCCCTCGAGGTAAACCAGTTTTGCGCTCGAGAAATCGGCCCCGGCTCCGAACGGTCGCTCGACCTCGGCCGAGGTCCGGCTCGTTTTGAGCGTCTCGAAACCCTCGCCGAGGAGTCGAATCGTGTCCCAACCGCCGAGGCTGTTACAAAACAGGATTTGCCGCTCCTGCCTGCGGTATTGCGTATCGAGCCGATAGAGCCGCGTTTCGGAAAGTCGGTATTGGTTGCCGTCTGAGAGCCAAACCTCGTAACTGATAACCGGCTTGCCGAGCGTATCGAGGCCGAGGGCTTTCGGGCCGACCGGCATACAAACGACCTGATACAAACCGACGCCCGTTAAGCTCCCCCGGTCGAGGACCTCGCTCGTGCCGTCTGCGTAGTTTACCTCGACGCGCCGGACAACCTGCGCCGGGTTGGGCGTCTGGTTAAGCAGAAAGTAAAGATACTCCTCCGAGCTCGCGCCGACTGTCTTTCCGTCTGGTTGCCACGTCAGCCACGAGCGCGTAAACCACTGATCGAAAAAGCGGGAGCCCCAACCGGCGAAATCAGCCTCCGAAAGCCCGGCTTTGATAAGCCACTGTTTCGGCCGGGTTACGTTGGTGCCGGGAATCAAAACGCCGTTGTTCTGAATCGACTCGGCGAGCTGGAACGGCATCGTTAAGGAGGCAATCACCGAAAGGCCGGTTTGGGCGAAATCGGGCTTTTGCCGTTCGAGGACCTCGTTAAGGAGTTCATCAATCCGAAAGTAAGCGCCCTCGTAAACGCTCGCCGAGCCGTTGGCGAGCGGTGGTTTCTCGCTCCCGGGCATCGTTAGCAGTTTGGCGAACGTCGGCGAGAGTGGAAAGCTCGGGATTGAAATGTCGAGGAAATACCGGAGCCCGGTTCGGTCGGCGAGGCTCGGGTCGGCCGGTTCGATAATGGGCTCGATACGGTTCCGGCTGAGGAGGAGCGGGAGGAAAACAACGTCGGCTTTTAGTGCGTCAATCATAGGGGTTAGTAAGCGAGCTCGCTTTCGTCTATGTGGTGGGAGATTCGGTAAATACCGTCGCGAACCGGCTCGAGCTCGAAACAGATCGGGAGGTTACGGCGAACGGCGAGGTAGTTAAACCGCTCCTCGACCTCCGTAGCTCGCTCGGGTGAGTCGAGGGCAATCTCAACAACCGGGAGGCCGCTCTCGAGTCGTTTAAACGTTTGGTCGAGGAGCTCGAAATAATTAAACCGGAGGGCCGCGAAATCAATCGGCGGGAGGGGAGTCGTAACGGGCATATCGCTAAGTTTTGCGAAAGCTCGCCCGGCGACCGGCCTTGGGAAAGGACTGAATTGAAGAGTTTGGCTTAGTAGTAGACAGTTTAATTATTTAATGTAAAACATTAAATAATAATTGTTTTGTATTAATTTATGACTACGTTTGCTCCACACTAAATTACTTGCACCATGAAAATAATAAACGTCCTATTTTGGGGAGTCTCTATTCTTATCGGGCTTGAGTGCCTGTTATTCACTTATCGGGGTGTATCCATCATTGGAGAGTATTCAGGTGTACTTAGGTGGATGTGGGTATTTAAAATAGCTACATACATGGGCATCGTAGCTATTGGCTTCTTAGTATTCAGGATGAAGAAAACGTTTAACAAGCGTGGTTTCCTAGAGTTGACGAGTGTCAAACAACTTCGTTCTGTTGGTCTGCTGGCTCTTGTCGTTGCCATGCTTAACTCATTTGCCAATGCAGGTATGGACACTTGGCACTACTATAAAAAAGAGGTGAGTTTTCAAGAAGCACAAGGACAATTTACCCTGTACCTGTTTGAGCATATATTCGATCATTCACTGATCATCTACGTGCTCGTTCTGTCAATCTTGATGTTGAGCTACTTTGCGCAAAATGCCATCGCAGTAAAGCGGGAAAACGAAGCGTTTATATGAATGGAGCTATTATTGTGAATTTAGATGTAATGATGGCCCGAAGAAAGATGTCCCTTAACGAGTTGTCTCAGCGGGTCGGTATATCTAACGTCAATCTATCGGTGCTTAAAACTGGTAAAGCAAAAGGGGTGCGTTTTGACACACTAGCGGCTATCTGTAAGGTGTTGCAATGTCAACCAGGTGACATATTGGAATATGCAGATACTACGTCAGAGGAGGAGATTCCTCTCTTAGTTGAGAATGACTAAAAGTAATGAGCCTCAACCGATCTGGTTGAGGCTCATTACTTTTAGTCATTTATACTTTTTGCGGGTTAGGTAAGGATTTTCCCGGAGGTAGTTCTCGACCTCCTTTTTAGCCAGAAAGCGACGGGTTTTCTCGGGCTTGAGCACGACTAAATTTTGGTAAACCGAGAGCCGTACGAGGCCGGTCTTAACGAGCGCCGTTCTAGGATTTGAGAACAGATAGCGGATAAAAACAAGCGGCCCGGCGAGTAACCAGACGGCCCAAAACAGGAGTTTACGGCGTAGCATAGTGGTAAGTTACGAGTAAATAACGGGATTGATTGGCAACGCAAACCGGACCTTTGCCTCGTAGCCGTAACAGGCATCGGCAACGAGCCACGAGACCGGCTCGAGCATCAGCGACCGGCCCTCCTCGAAAAGGATTTGTTCGCCGTCATTGGCCCGGAGCTGTTTGTAAATCTCGGTTGCGAGCCGCTCGGCCTCGTCGTACGTCGCGTCCTCGTCGGCATAGTTGCCGAGCCCGGAGCAATAACAAAAAACGTAGAACGTAACGTCGAACCAGCCGAGCGTTTGTTCGGCTCCGTTGTCGCTTAAGCGGCATTTCGGCCGGAGGCAAAAGACGCCCGGGTAAACGTCCTCCGAGCGACTGTCGGCGAGAAACCGTTCCATTCGGTCGCCGTCCGACAATACGGCGTAATTGATGCCGGGAACGGTTTTCGCGAGCGGGATAAAATAGTCTTTAAACTGCTTGGTTACGTTCATTGGTTGGCGGCTTTATTACGTTCGTATTCGGCGAGTAGGTCCTTACGGTGCTCCTCGAGATAGAGTAGAACCTCGTGCACGTTAGCCGCTTTGGTGCCGCTCATGTTGCCGAAAATATGCTTTTCGGCCAGTAGGTGCGCGTTCTTAACGAGGCCCTGCGCCGGGTACTCCTCGGGCTCGCCGTCGCCGTCGCCGAAAATGGCATATTGGCCGAGGAGCGTTTTCATATTTCCGGCGAAAAACAGCAGGACCGCGAGCTTATCGGCCTCGGCGAGTTCGTTAACGAGAGCCGCTCGCTCGCGGGCGATATACTCGTTATAGAGCTCGCGCTCGTCGCCGTTCCAATCGGCCGGCCGATTGCCGGGAGCGGCCGGTCGGCATAGCGTCGCAACCAATAAATTAAGCCGCTCGTTACCGGGTACGAGTTGCCGGATATAGGCGAGAAAATGGATATACGCGTCGGTGAGCTCGCCGAAACTCATCGTTAAGAAACCCGTCTCCGGGAGGAGGTAATCGACGCCGTTAACGGAGATCGAGCCGAACGGCCGCTCGTGAATCGGCTCCGATTCCATCCAGCCGAGGAGCCGGTAAAGGTCGCGCAAAACGATAGCGTTGGCGGTCCGGGCTTTCTTGCCGACTTGGTTTCCGAAATGCTTTCGCATGAGGAGTTTCCAAACGCGTGGTTTGGCGTTCAACGCGAGCCGGATTATCTCGAGGTAGCTATCGCCGGTCGCCGGAGTGAAATAAACCAGTTGGAGGAGTTGGGCCAACCGTTCGGGAGGAACGTCGGCCCAACGCTCGGGCAACTGGTACGCGGTATTGTCGAGGTGAATCGTTCGCATTGCTCCGGCTTAGATGCTGTCGAGGGCTTTCTTTTGGGCGAGCGCCTTAAAATCGACGGTTAGTTGAGCGATAACGGCCGCGACAATCCCCTCGATTAACGAGCTCGTCTCGGCGACGGTCTTAAGGAACGCCGGGAGCTCGATTCCCTGAGCCTCGAGGCCCATTAGAAAGGCCGAGAAAAGCCCGAGGATAACTCCGGCGTTCCGAATCAGTGAGAACAGTTTCGGCGTCGGAGCCGAGAATCGCTCGAGGAGCGAAAGGTCGTTTTGGTTGTGCATTGTCTACTGTTTAAAGTGGTCCGTCATTACGGTTTGCAGCGTTGGGCTAATCCAGTTCGCAATGAGCTTTATATCCGAGACGCGTCGCCGGTTGATGTAGCAGCCGCCCCGGGTGCCTTTCCCCCCGGTGGTGTTGAAACCGAGTAATAAAACATACTCGGCGTCCGGGTCGAATCGGTCCTGAGCGAGGCCCTCGATATGGCTCCCGAAAATCGAAACGGCGTCCATTCGTTGCGGTGCGATTCCGCTCCGTTGGTTGCCTCGTCGGTTGCGTCGGTAGATTATCCGCTTACTGTCCGAAAAGTAGCTCGAAACCATTCCAGCCGCCCGGACCGGAATCCATAGGCCGTTTACGCGGTGGCAGTAGTTGAAACCCGAGGCACAATAGAACGCCCGGTCGGGCAAGCCGTTATACTTGTTGATTTTGGAAATCCACGGCGCATCATTGTGGTTAGTACGCTCAGTTTTGCCGACATAACTCGCGGCCGTGTCGTAAATGGCTTGCCGGAGGATTGTCTCGTCAAACGAGATCGGCCGGGCCGGAGCCGGTTTATCTCGTTTGACCGGGTCACGCCTGACGGATTGCGCTACGGCTTGACTAAATGCGATAGAGCCGAGTGTAAGAGAAATAACGAGATGAAAACAACGGTTAAAACGCATCGCTGAAAAGGGGTTAATTCTTCGTGAAACTCGGTAAACAGACTCTTACGGTTTTTGCCGAACGGGAGCACGTAAAGCAGAATAAAGGGCGCGAAAATCGCCAGTTTCGCCAGCGCGAGCGGGAGGTCGAAAAACTCGACAAACTTCTCGAGGTAAAACTTTTGGATGCTCGTCGCGTCGTAGGGTTGCGTTTGGAGCTCGGCCGGTAGGTCCTTGTTCTTCTCGGTTAACGCGGCTCCCGAGGAGAAAAACAGCCCGTAAGAGACGTACAGAATCAGCGAGAGAAAGCCGATTTGCAGCGCGAGAACGAATCGGCTCGAGCTCGTCGCTTTGGCCGGTTTGGGCTCGGCTTGCTCGAGCTCTTTCGGAATCTCGAGGCCGAGCTCCTGAGCGAGGGCGAGCGCGTTCGCGTCGGCCTCGAGCGCCCAACGGATATAGGTCTTTTTCGAGGGCTCGTCGGTCTCGCTCGCGGCCGTCGCCCGGAAGTTTTTAGCCTCCTCCCGGTAGGCGTTGTATTGTGCGAGCTTACGCTCGTACTCGGCCTCCTGAGCGGCCCGGCGTTTGTCCTCGAGCTCGGTTCGCTTTTTGGCGAGAGCCTCGGTCTCGCGCTCGAGCTCGGCCTCCTCCGAGTCGTACTCGCTCGCGACGGTCTCGGCGACGGCCTCCGGCTCGGGCTCATTCTTTACGATTTTCATAGGAGCCCGGCGCGGGTCCTGAGCGTGTCGATTGTGTTGCATAGTCATTGCGTTGTTTACTGGTTTTAAAGGATTATTAAGTCGGAGTTGGTGAAATCGGGCTCGGCCTGCGGGTCGCTCTGGTTGGCCGCGTAGTAGCCCGGGAAAAGGCTCGGGCTCGCCGTTTTGTCGAGGTAGTTTTTCGCCCGGGCGAGGTAGGTCGAGGCATCGGCGAGGAACTGTCGCCGGAGGCTGTCCCGGGTTCCGGCTCCGGGCGCGACCTGTTCAATCGTGCCGTCTTTGGAGCGTTGCTCGGAGATGCCGCTCGGCGAGACGTTAAGCGGGAGGTACGGGAGGGCCTCGAAAATTGCCGCGTGAGCGAGCGCCGGGAGGAGCTCGTTAAGGAGAGCTTTCTCGGCAACGGTGAGCGTTAACGGGAGGCCGCTCGGGTCTCGGTATTTAGCTTTCAGATCGGCGAAAACCGAATCGCCCAGGAGGGGTAATAGATAGAGCGTCTCGGCCCGTTCGACGTAGGTTACGAGGCCGGAGAAAAAGCGGGTGTTTTTGCCCATACTCGGCACGTACCGAGCGAGCTCCCACGCCGAGCGGATAAAGACGCGGTTCCGCTCTTTGTAAGCCTCGGAGCCGGTCCAACTCGCCGGGCGAATCCGCTCGAGCTCGCCGAAAAAATCCTCGAGGCTCCGGTCAACCATCGCGAGATTAGCCTCGCGGGAGTCGAGGTATTCCCATTTTGTAACCGGCGTCGTGTTGTTGGGGTTGGCCTTTGTCATACCCAAATCGCCAACCCGTAGTTTGAGGTGCGGGAACGCCAGATCGTAAGCGTACCAACTTACGCAAGCCTGAGCGAGCTCGAGGAGCTCGGCCTCGGCTCCGGCTCCGACCGGGAGGTTGGCGAGGTCCTCGAGGTGTTCGAGGAGATCGGCTCCGACCTCCCGGCGAAACCAACGGAGACCGCTCTTAACGAACGGCTCGACGGTCGCCAAACTAAGTTTTGCCTGTACTGCGCCGAGCTCGCGCTTGAGGGTTTCGACGGTAACGAGTTCGACCATTTAGTTTTGATTGACAACGGCCGCTTTCCCGTTGGGGTTAGCGTCGAGGGTGGTTAATTGAACGCCGGTAAAGGCCGGAATTACGTCGGTGTAGCCCATCAGCCGGAGCGCGTGAACGACCGGCGTTAGTACTATCTGACGGTGTACGGGTGTGCGGAAATGTTGCTGATAGTCGGCAACGACGCGAATCTGAGCGCCGGAATCGCCGGATTTCGAGCCGGGCGTTACCCCGCCGAGGACCGGCAAAATGCCGACGCCGTTCGTAATGCTTACGTTTGCCATCTCCCAGACTTTCGAGTAAGCGTCGTCGCTCATTTCGTTCTTCAGCGAAACCACGTCGATACTGTCGAGGGCTTTCCCATCCTCGCCCCGGAGGTAGCGCGTTAAGAGGCTCTTGTTAACGTTATCGACGCCGGAAAGCCATTGCTTAAGGTTCTCGCCGAACGCGGCCCATTTCCCGGCGACGGCTTTCGCGTCGAGCTCCTTACTCCCGTCCTTATCGAAGTAGTCTCGCGGCATCTTGATTAAGTATTTCAAGTTGTAGCCGTTCTTAATGCCGCTCTTGTGAAAAAGCGGGATAAGGTTCGCGAGCTCAATCCAATCTTTCGAGAGCCACCACGAGGGGAAATCGTACCACGGATTCCCGGGAATGTGCTCCCGGCAATGGAGGATAGAGACAACGTTCGCTTTCGGGTCGCGCCGGTTAAAGGCCGGAATCGAGATGCTGTCGGAATCGTTAAAGGAGGTCCGGTCGCCGAAATTCGGGTTAAGGAAATACTCGCTTACGGCCTGTCCTTTGGTCGGTCGGCCGATACGGGTCGCGAACGAATCGGAGGTCTCGAGAATCGGCATACCGCCGACCGTAAACGAGAACCGGGTAAACGGGTTGGCGTTATGTACGCGCTCGTTAATCGCTGCAATAATGTAATCCTGCAATTCGGTCTCGAACTGCCAGTCGATAAGCTGACTGTCGATATACGGCTCGAGTTGCTGTTTACCGTCTGCGATAACCCGTTTAAAGAAGCCGAGCCCGGAGCCGTAAATCATATCGCGTTGAGCCTCGAGGAGGGGCTTAACCTGATTGTTTTGCTCCTTAAGCCGGTTCATCTCGTTTGGCTTGTTGTCGTTAGCCCCCCAAAAAACGTGTTTGTTGGAGCCTCCGGCGACGGCCGAAACGCCGAACGATTGGTCGCGTGAGTTGGTCAGTTGTACGACCGCCCCGTAGTTTTTGCTTTCGATAACGAAAGCCTCGTCGTTTATCCAATTCATACTTAAAAGGTGTGATTGACGCGCCGACCGTTGTACTCGAGAATCAGGTCGATAAGGACGTTAAAGGGCTCGCGGGTGGTTACGTCCTCGACTAGAAAGAGGTGGTTTCCGCTGACGTTGGCGCGGAACTTACCGGCTCCCGGCGTCGATTTCGTGGTCTTACGGCATCGCGGTTTAAAGCCGATAGAGCCGTCTTTGCGGCAATACCGGAGCGAGAACTCGTTCGGCTTGCCGTCGAGTCCTAACTCTTGGTGAATCTCGGCGAACATCGCCCGGCGCGTAATGGGTTGGCTCATCCGTTATAGCCTTCCGGCTCGGTTGATTTATGCCCAAAACTCGGCCCGGTTGAGTCTCCCGGAAAGGACCGTTTTGCGCCGGGTTGCGGCCAACGTCCGTAGTTAAAAAAGTCGCGAAAGGCTTCCATTCCGGCCGCTATGCCGAACGCTTGCTCGGCGGCTTTTCGTTGGTACTCCTGTTCGGCGTTCCAGTCGAAAAGGTCGCCAACGTGTTTTGGAATCTCGACCAAATAAACGCTTTCGTTTGGCCGCGATTGGAGCTCCCGGATAAGGCTACGCCGGTTAACGGGTCGCCCGGCATGATAGCGTAAGTAAACCGGCTCGTAGGGCTCGACGGTTTTCCGCTCCGGCATCGGAGGAGGAGTCGAGGCCGGTAAGTTGTTGGCCTTTGGGGGCTCCGGCTTAACGAACGGCGAGGCCCATTTCCCGGCGAGCATATAGCCGAGCGAGACTCCTCCCAACAAACCGGAGAAATAAAACAGCAAAACGAAACACAAATCGAAATTCATAAACCTTTGATTTTGGCGTAAATGGTTAGTGCGATAAGCCCTCGAAAAAACCAGTTCTCGAGCCGGGCTCGGCCGAGCTTTTGGGTTGTCTGGTTGAGGGTCTCGGTTGTTTTGGCGAGTGCCTGATCTTTCGCGGCCGAGCCTGCTTTGCACTCGTTAAGCTCGGTCGAGAGGCCGAGGAGCCCTCGGTCCTTGTTGGCAATGGTTGCCAGATAACCGGCCTCCCGAGCCCGGGCGAAATCGCCCTTAACGAGGTCGGCGTTTATGTGGCGAACGTTGCGGATAAACTCGGCCTCGATATAAGTTCGGCTAGTGTCGGCGGTATCGCTGGTTGATTGAGCGCATGAGCTCGAGATCGGAAAGGCGAGCGCAAGAGTCGAGAGCAATACGCTCGCGTAAACGGCTGTTTTCATGGCTTAACGAATCGGTTTTGGTGGTTTGTAAAGCGAGTCGGCCGCTCCATTTGATCGAGTCGGCGACGGCCTGTTTTTGGGAGACTAAGCGGCCGAGCGATTCCCGGTTCTCGTGGCACGTCGAGAGCTCTTTTCGGGTCGATAAGTGAAGCAGCACGACGGCGAGGAGGCAAAGGCCGAGGGTTACGGCGAGGATAATCCAACCGAGCCGCTCGGTCGGTCGGAAAGGAGGAGGGGAGAGGTTTTGTTCGTTGGTCATAGACCAAAATTCGCCCCTCCCAACCCTCCCGGAAAGGACCTACTTACCGGCGAGTTTCTTCCAGCCGGTTAGTTCAAAGTGCGGCCTATCGGGCAGGCTTTTAAAGTTGCCGCCCCACGTTATGCCGGTCGATTTGAGCACGAGCGGAGCGAACAAATCGAACCATTTGTCGGACCAATCTATCCGGCCTCCTTTTGCGAGGAAAGCCACGTCGAACGCGAGCGCCGGTTTATAGTTGTGAGCAGATTCTCCGGCCCGGGCGTTGGTGACGCGCTCGGCCGGTTCATCAATCTTGCCGTTTCCGTTGTTGTCGATTTTGTCGGTCGGTTGATTGAACAGAGCGGTTTGCTCCTCCGGGCTCCGAAAGGTGCAGGAGATAAACGGTTTGGGAGCCTCCGGGTAAGTGAGGAGGAACTCGGCCTCGGCCTTACCAAAGGCATAGGCTAAAAGCGGGTGTAAATCAGAAATCGAGCGAGGGGGCATCGTAAATAGCGGCCGCCGTAGCGGTTGGTTTGTTTACGGCGAAATAGCACTCGTCCGGAGCGGCCCGAAAGGACACAAAAAAGCCCTCCGGGAGGGAGGGCGTTTAAAGTTGTACTGACCCGTTTGTAAACAAATTATTGCCACGCTTCACATTTATGTGTACAATCGCAATGGGAAATTAGAAATTTGTAGCATTCCGACCCCAACCCTCGCATAGTTAAATCCGAACACCATTGAAAAAGACTGACCGAACCGTCCATTATTACGAACTGGCTTTAGACCACCACAACAACGGCTTAAACCAAGAGGAAAACCTTATTCAAACGTTTTCCGCAATCATCAATCAGGCTCATAAGCGTTCTCCAGAACGTTACCGAAACTTGGGAGGAAAATTCATTTTCATTCAAGGTGTAGTTATTGACTCTGCCAATAGACAAATCAAGGGTAAACTGCGCAGCGTACGTACAGACGTTAAACCCGAAATTTTGAACATGCTCACCGATGCCGCTAGAGGCATAGATACAGTTGAAGGTGAAGGGATAATGGAAACCAGTCATTTCATTATCAACTATGTTCATGCCCGGAAGCGCCCTTTACTAGCTTTTGAGTTTAATGTACAGGGGGGGCGTATTGGTGACTTACTTAATTACATAATCAAGGTAGGTAACGATCATGATCTCATACGTGATGGGAGATATATTCCAATCGGCCGAGGTTCAGTAGAGAGCATTCTGGAAAGAATCCGTAGGTGTTCGGAGATCGAAATTAAAGTCCATAAGGATGATATACATAGAGTTAAGCAATTAGATGAAGATACATTCGCCGCACTTGACAAACTCGCAACGTCTTTTCAAAGCGAATATGTAGCCGTAGATTTAAAATATGATTACAGACAGAGAGACGATACTAGAGAAGGGAATAATATAGTCGAACGTATCGTTAATGGCTTGTTAGGGCGTCCTGACTTAGCAAGCGCCTTCAAGAAGCTAACGGTAACGGCTGAAGATAGTGAAAGAGGTAATCTTTTAGATACGTTCGATTTGCTTGTCGATAAACAAAAAAGTAAACTCAAGGTTCAGCTAGTTGAAGGACACGCGGTTGTTGTTTCTGACGATATTTTTCACCAAATTGAGAAGGAAATCATTAAGAAACGACTTTTAGATTAGTCACAATGAATTGGCTGAGAGGTAAATATAATCGCTTCATGGACTGGTACGTTAAGTATCCTATTATCAAGGACTTAGCGTTTGTTGTTTTGGTGTGGTTAGGCTCGTACAGGTTGCCTATTTTTGACTTCAAAGTAACAGATAAGGCCAATCAGCTTAATATAATGTCTAGTATAATCGGGGCTAGCATTTCTTTAGCTGGTTTTTTGATCGCTGCTCTTACGATCATAGTGACATATAAGTTAACGACGAAGGATAAGAAAGCCATTGATACCAACCTCCCCACTGAACTGGTGTTCGTTAGCCGACACTACTACAGGATGATTGCAGTGTTCAGGGATGCTATAATAGAGTTGCTTATCTGCACCGTGTTCCTATATGTCGTATGGGCTTCATCTGATAATATAACTGTTACGACTGCAAATAAAGCAGTTGTCTCGGGCATAATGTTAGTCACTTTGCCAATTTTCAGAAGCTTGGCACTTCTTTTCAAGCTTCTGAACCTTGATAAGTCAACCGAGGACCATAGGCATCTTTTGGAGGAAGAAGAATACTGAAGTGTTTGAATGCTATTACATTAAGTATGTGTTGAACACCAATTACAAGAAAGCCCGGCGTGAAAGTGCCGGGCTTTCGCTTTTCTACTGCGCACGAAGTTGCTCGAACTGGTCAAAAGAGCATGGTTTGGGCGAGTTGAGCTCGTAGCTCCTTATTTTCTTTCTCGAGCTTATCGGCCTCCTCGGCGCGGTCGATTACGGCCTTAAGGTGTTTCGCGATAGCCTCCTGCATCATTTTGTTATAGACGCCGTGAACGAACCCGAGGTCGAGGATTGTCGATAGTTTGCCGCCGAACTTTAGCGAGGTTCGGAGGGTGTGTATTATCTCTTTCATTTGGAAATTTTGAGATTGGCCGAGCCGGAGATCGGGCTCGGCCGTTGGTTAATTCCCGGCTCGCTTAACGAGCTCGAGTAGTTGGTCTTGAATTTTGAGAAACCGGCGACGGGCGACCGGTAGGAGCTTTCCGTTACGGAGTTGAATCTTTGCGCCGTTCCGGTGTATGTCGCCCGGAATCAGCCGTTTTACGAAAGCCGGATTAACGATATACTGCTTATGCACTCGGATAAAATCCGGGAGAATCGTCTCGTACTTGGTTATCGTAATCGAGACCATTACGGCCGGTTTACGGCTCCGTATCAGTCGGCTGTAATTGCTGTCGCCTGCGAGGTATATAATCTCCGAGGGCGCGACGGTTTTCTTACGGTCGCCCATTCCGACCACAAGCGAGCCGCTCTCGTTAAGCCGGGTCGCGGTTCCGTTCATGCTCGTTCTGCTTTGCCGTCGAACGTATGGTTTTGAATCAGCGTAAGCAGGCTCGAGAGTTGCTCAGGCGTCTCGGCGTTGGCGAGCCTCCGGGCGAACGTGAGAATTACGTCGCGGCTCGCGAGATAAAACTCGCGGTGCTCCGGCTTGAGGTTGTAAATGATTTCGCCCCGGAGCGCGTGAGCTCGATTCTTAACGGCCGATTTAATCGGCGTCTCGGCGAGCGTGAGGAGGGCGAGCTCGTGCAAAAAGCCGTTAACGGCCTGTTGCTTTCGCTTCTGCTCGGAGGTCTCCTCCGGTGTGGTTTGTTGGGCTTTGTTGGCAATCATTTTAAAACGCTCGGTTTCACCGACGCGGCTTGTTTCACTTTGCATAGTCATAAAATTTAGCGGGTAATTCAGCGATTCCAGCCATCGAGAGGAGCGGCCCAAAGAGAGCGGCTCCGACCATGAACAGGCATAGACAAATGAGGCATAGGGCGATAAACGCCGGAAAGAGAATGATTACAACGAGCGTTTTCACTAGGGGAAAGGTTAATCGGTGAGACCTGCGTTAACGAGTTCCTGATCGAGTTCGCAAAGGAGCCCTTGTAGCTCGGGCGTTAGCTGGTGCGCTTGCAGTTCGGCATAGAGCGCCCGGGCAACTTGGAGCGAGATCGTTACCGCAAAGCGTTTAGTCGTTGGGCGATTGCGCCACGTAAAAACCTGAGCGGGTGTAAGTTTTGCCCGGTAGTCCAGGAGGATAAGCTCCTCGATACGGAGGCCGAGCGATTCTCGAAAGGAGAGGTTACGCGGGTCGGGAATAAAGCCGATAAAGGCCGCGAACTGACTCCGATAGAGCCGGAGGGTAATCTTAAACATTCGCTATGCCTAGCCGTTGCAGATCGTTGGTACTGAGAATCCCGGTCTTTCGCAGATTAAGGCAACCTTGCCGGAGCACGAGATCGACGCGGCTCGGGTCGAAAAGGTCGGGTTGTGCTGAGATAATCCGCTCGCCCTCGACTACTGCGTAAGGGACTACTCGCTTAAATCGTCGCCGTTTTTTCATTATGTTTGCCCGTTAATATTTTTTGGAAATTTTGAGTTGGAACCCTCGCCCTCATTGAGAGCGAGGGCTTTTTTTATCCGTTGCCGGTTCGGATTAGGAGCTCGCTTAAGGTCTCTTTGAGCTCCTCGATTTCGGCCCGTTGGTAGTAGATCAATTCATTGTCCCGGAGCGCGTCCCATCGTAATTTTTCGAGTTCTTGCTCGCTAATGATCGGAGCCGGGTCGCTGTAGCCGAGTAGCTCCTTAAGCGTTACGCCGATTGCCTGAGCGATTCTCTCGAGTAGTTCGAGCGTTAACTTATTCCCTCGTTTTTCAAAGCGGAAATAAGACGTTTGGTCTATTCCTAGCCTCCTTGCAACCTCGGCTTGAGATAAGCCTTTCCGGTTGCGTATTGCCTTAATGTTCGCCGTTAGGTCCATTGCTTAGGAGGGCGGCTAGTTGGCCTTAAACCGGCGATTCATATTTGCAATCATGCCGTTAACCTCGCTCTCGGCTTTGGTTACGTATTCGGCGGGAGGCTCGGCCTGACGTGGCTCGCTCGTTACGATTGCCGGAGCGGTGGCGAGCGTTGGAGTCGCCGGGAGATCAATCGAGGCCGGACGAACCATTGGCGAGGTTTGGGGGAGAGGGTGTCCGCTGTATTCGTGCTTAAGCCGATGGTAAAAGCCCTCGACTCGTTCTCTCGGGTATTTCTTCTCGAGTAGAAATTTGCAATGGTTTACGAGGTGCTCGATTGTCGGAAAGCGGGTTTTACTGAACTCGAAATCGGTTTTTTCGGTGTGCCGAAAGCCCGGCCGGGAGGGTAAGTATTCTTTGTAGTTGAGGCCCGTTCCCGTTAAGCGAGCCTTATAAATCCGGTCTAAAAATTCGGTGGTTGGGAGCGAGAACTTAAGCCGGTCGAAAGCCTCGTACCTCTCGTAGTGCATCTGCAAAAGGAGCGTGTCCTTATCGCGGTGTAGGAACTCCCGGCGATAGAACGACATAAGGAAACATTTGTCGAGATAGCCGTTATTGAGGAGCCGGGCTATACAATCTTGGAGTAATGCCTCTTTGTCCTGTTTCTCGGCCTGTCCGACGTTTTTCGAGTAACCGTCGAACGTGTAGCCGTTCGTAAGCCGGAGCTCCCAACGATACGTCGAGCCCTCTTTGTCGCCGACAAACTTCTTTTTCTGTGTAAATACTGACATGGTAGGAAATTAGGAACGGTCCGCCGTTGCGGTTGGAACGTGTTTAAGTAGGGAGAGAAAAAGATCGTGGCTCTAAGCGGCTGAGGAGAAAGCGAGGAGCTGTTTGATATTATCGGCCGCGTTTTCGGGTTGGCTTTCGAGGATTCGGAGAACGGCCGTTAAGGTTTGCTTTTCGGCGAGTGCTCCCACTCGGAGCCCGGCCTCGTAACCGGCGTCGTAACCCGAGCCGTAACCCTCGATATAACCATTACCGTAAGCGCCCGAGCTTATAGTCGCTCGCTCGAAAGCGCGGTCTATCCGCTCGGCTTGGCTGATTTTGGAGGACCGGGCGAATAGGGCGACAAAGACTCCGGCGATAGTGGTTTGAATTGCGTTCATGGTTTGGAAATTTTGAATTGGAAAGGATTGATTTAAGACTTTATGAGCCTATCGGCTTGCTTTAGTTGCTCGAAAAAAAGATCGTGGCTCTAAGCGCCCGGTCTGGTCTGTGGTGCCGAATTTGGATTTTCGGCCGCTTTTTCAGCCTCATTTTCCACCAATCCGAGGAGCATCTTTAAATGAACTCTCTCAATCTTGAGTGCGTCGGTTTGCCCGAACGAGTAACCCCGGTCCCATTCGTCGGCGTCCGATTTGTAGCGCCGTTTTTTTGCCTCCTCGAGATCGTTATTTGTGATCGTGAGCATTGCCTCGAGGTGTGTTTTAAGCGTCTGTAAGGTTTCCATCGGTTTTTGTGGGTTTTAGTAGGATTAGAAAAAGATCGAGGCTCTAAACGGCCGGAGCGCCGTCTCCCTCGGGATTCTCGATTTTGGCGCTCGGCTCGGGAGTGTTAGAAAGCATCGCCGAGAGGTTCGTTAAAAACCCTATTTCGCTGTTTATCTGATGGTCGAGGTTCTTACACCAGTTGTTTGCCGCTAACCAGCCGAGCCCCTCGTTTCCCTTAATACGATTGAGGATTCGAGCGAGCCGGTCTCGCTCTTGGTTGAGCACGTCGAGCCGGGAGGTAATTGTCGCGATTGCTACTCGGTTTAAAATGGTCATCGTTTTTAGCCTCTCTGAGCGTTTTTAGGGTTGTTGGCTTGTTTTAGCAGACCGAAAAAAATATCGCGTCGCTCCGGGCCTCTCTCGGCGTCTGGTGGCGAAATCGAAATTTTCGCGGGTTTTTCGGGCCAACTTTCCGGCCCTCGGGATTTCGCGCCAAAATCGGCCGAGGGTCGTTTTACAGTTATTCAGTTAGGGAGAAACTGCTCTTTAGAGCCGTTTACAAAACTGTTAATCTGGTTATTCCAGACGTTTACTGTAATTGTTAACTTGGAGTTAACTTACTGGTTAACTTTGGGTTAACTGGGTTTTGCCCAAAAAAAACTGTCAAACTGACAGGCAATAGAGTACCGCTCGACCTTTGACGGTCGATTTTTTGGAAAGCTGTTCGTTTGGCCTCGGGTGCACTCCTCGGCCTATGTGTGCACTAGAACGGTTAGCCCTATACGTTGGCAAAAAGGGAGGGGAGAATCACTCTCCGAATCGAGTCGGAGAGTGATTACTTAGTTTCTTTTCCTACCAAATTACCTTACGGGCTTTCCGTAGTTGGGGAGGAGGGTCTCGAACCCCCTAGACCGGCCGGGTTTAACCCGCGCCCACCGGTCTTTACCTGCTAATACTCCCCAAAATTTAGAGCGGGAGGAGACGTCTCCCACTCGTTAAACCGCCGAACGCTCTTGGCCGAGGTCCTAGCAACCTCGCTACTCGGGTGACTTGCCACCGTTCGCAAACTGTGCGTTTGCTTGGATGAATGCGTTTTTAGTGTACTCCATCAAAAGCCCGAGGTCTCGAACCTCCCGGAATAAAACCGGGTCGATTATCGGCTCCTTATCGAGTATAGCCTCCCGTTCCTGTTTGGCCGCTCGAATCGCTCGGTATAGTTGCCCGAACGTGAGATCGGTATCAAAAACGAGCGAGGTTATAAACTCTCGTCTCGGTGACTGGTATCTCATCTCTCGACTCGATTTTTATCCGAAACTTGAGGCCCAATACCTCAAACGTTGCGACTCTGGTTACGAAATCGAACTCGGCGTCTTTATAGGCGGCTATAAATTCGGCCGGTTCAATTACTACGTCTATCCGTTTAGCTTCTCGAACCGCAAACGTTGCGATTGCCTGCTCTAACGAATGCCCCGCCTTCTCAATCGCCCGTATGCCGTCTGCCTTAAGCTCGAGGTCTACCGAATAATCGGCCGGGTTAAGCGGCTTTTCGTAGATCATCGCTCCCGGAGTTAAGCTCGACTACGTTTCCCGGGAGAGCCGGTATCGTATTCGTGTCAAAATTTTCCTGAGTAAACCCGAGGTAGGTTATCATAAGCGGCCCGATTACGCAATCAACTTTCTGCAAGTTTTTTTTCGGATTGTTGCAGACGTTCCTTATAAAGGAATTAAACTTTTGTCTCCGAGCTAATTCGGCGTTGAACTCGTTAAACCGACCTAAATCTCTGGTTTTAAGTCTGTTGTAGTGATCTTTTACGGTCGGCTGGTTCGACATAGAGTAAATTTGCTACCGATACATAAACTTTTTGTTGGGTCGTGTCGTATTTGTTACATAGTTTGTATCATAAATCGTTACAAAACTTGTAACCTGTTTCGGTGTTCCAACGTCACAAAAGTAGGTAAACTTGTATTCAATGCAAGTTTTTCAAACTTAAAATGAAAAAAAATTATGGTAAATGTCGCTGAACGCATCAAAAAGGCACTTTTCGCGAAATCTTGGACTGTAAAAAAACTTTGTGGAGCGATTGAAGTTTCCGAGGCCGGTTATAAACACATGGTCGAAAACAACAGTTGGAAACTCCATAACCTTAGCAAAATCGCCGAGGTATTAGATATGCCGTTAACGGCGCTCGTCTCGGAGGAGGAGCCGGAGATCGTCTCCCGGCCGAGCGGTGAATCCGAGGCTTATTTGCAGGACCATCTTAAGCGGCTCGAGGAGAATTTCGCTCGCCTGTCTGCCCAACTAGAAACTAAAGACCGGCAAATCGACGGCCTCCAACGGACCGCCGACTCGTTACAGCGTTACGTCGATACGCTCCTCGGTAGTACGCCTGCTAACGAGAAAGCCGATAAGAAAGCAAAGTCTTTTCTTAAGCCTGCTACCGAGACCGGAAGAGTTGTCGAGATGTACCCCGCCGAGAAATCGGAATCGAAAAAATCGGCCTAA